ACTCGCGCCCGAAGGGCGGTGGCGACAAGCACTACGTCCAAATGACGCAGACCTTGAATGCCACCGATCCTTACTCGGGAGCGATCCGGAAGCAGACTGCTTCCGTATCGCTTTCGATCTCGAGGCCGGCCATTGGCTTTACCGATGCAGCTATTGTTGCACTCTGTAAGGCTTTGACCGACTTTCGGGACGATAGCCAGGTTACGACTGCACGGCTTTTGCAGTTTCAGTCTTGATTCGACGATAATGGGGGTTCCCATAGTGGGAGCCTCTTAACAGGAGGCTATCACGTGGACCACCATTCGTCTTATCGCTCTGATCTGCTACTTGCTTGGCTGCTTCGGGTCGGGCTGTTATGTGGGGTACTGGCTTGTTTGGCCATGACCGCATGTTCAGTCGATCTCGATCGCAGCAGTGGTGGCCGTTTGCCACCACTTGCTTTAGGTCCTGAAATTATTCAGGATGGATCTGGAGCTGGGACTCGGAATGACATACCCCTCAATGATGGAGGATGCCATGAAAAGTCCGATAGCTCTCTTAGGGAGCCTCTTAAAATCAATTGAGAGGCTCTCTCCTGGTGTGAAAGGCCTTGACCGTGATTTCATCACGGTCAAGCAACGGTTCGAAAACGAAGGCTATGGGTTCCTAACCATAGCTTTACCTGCCCTTGACGATGCCCTTTTACAAGGGTTATCAACAGGCAGGTTCGCCTGCCCCACTGGCTTTAAAACTGTCAGAGGGGGAACAATCCCGGTTCTATTTTCGGGTATGTTCTGCGAAGTATTCGATCCGGTCTCCGGGATACTTAAAGGTGATACACTAGATATGTGTACACTCAAGGGGCTTCATAACCTCTTGAGGGCCTTTAAGAAAGTTCAACTATCGCCTGAGAATGAAGCTTTGCTTCATAAAGAGGCGGTAGAAGAATTTTACCGTTGTGATGAATCTGCCAGAATGGTAGTTATACCAGACAGGCATGACCATCTCATCGGTCGTGTCAGTAAAGTACTTCTTAACACCCTCAACTCAAAGGATGTCGCAAATGTACTATATCGGCACGGTCCCGGTAGCGTCGAAGAAGGGTACAGAGCTAACCAGAAATGGGAAGCGCTGTCATCTCAGATCAGGAGTGGTCTGGATGATCTCTCTGACTTCGGACTTGAAGTCCAAGCTCAACACCATAATGAGTACCGAACTTTTCTCGCGAGAGAAAATGTTCAGACTCGACCCGACGACAGGGGACAATTACCCCTACGACGTGGTGATGTTACAGCTGGACTCCGAAGCGAAAAACTTCAGAGTGTACCACTCTTCAGCGAAGCTTCTAGACGCAATGCTAAGCTGATAACCGTAGCGAAGAATTCTTCTTCGCGACGCACTATTACGATGGAGCCTATGTTTGGACAATTCATCCAGCAGGGGCTCCGATCTCTCCTCATCGAGTCTATTGATGAGTGTAAGATACTTCGTAACAGCATAGCATTAACCCGCCAAGATAAGAATCAAGTTCTTGCTTTGGAGGGCTCTTTGCTCGACAACTGGGCAACCATCGATTTGAAGTCTGCATCTGACCTTTTGAGCATTAAGCTCGTAGAATCAGTATTCAGACATCATGGTCTTTTTCTTGACCACATGATGGATTGTCGTTCTACTCATGTGTACAGCGACCTCACGGAAGCTAAACCTATGAGTAAATTTGCCGGCATGGGGAATGCATTAACGTTTCCTGTACAATCGGTCTGTTTCGCAACGGTTTTACTCGCTGCGATATTAGACGCTCAGGGTAAGTCCCCGAGCTACTGGAACGTGATGCACGCGTCTAGGCATATTCGGGTTTATGGCGATGATATCATCGTCAGTACCGAGTATGCGCACCAGTGTGTGGCCTGGCTTCAGGAGGTTGGCCTAAAAATCAACCTCAAGAAGAGCTTTCTTGTAGGTAACTATAAAGAAAGCTGCGGTGTCGAAGGCTTCAGGGGGGTTGACATAACCCCTATCTACATTCGACACCGTCCAGACTCTAGCTTGACCGATCCTAACGTTATTGCCGGCCTCGTGTCTACCTCCAACCAGTTATGGATGGAAGGTTTATATGAAGCTAGCACCTGCCTCTCGAATGAGGTGGAGGAGAGATTAGGATACTCTCTTCCACTTGTATCGAAAGTGTCGGGCTCGTTAGGGTGGCATAGCCGTATCGATGCTTCGTTTGCACACAAGTGGTGCAAACGAACACATCAGCTCTTAGTTAGAGCTCCTGTGCTAAAGTCCGTTAAACGGGACGATAGGCTCGGCGGCTATGCTGCTTTACTTAAGTTCTTCTGCACGGCGAAGAGCCGTGTAGGAGAGGTGGCCTCTTTCGCAAGAGATACCAGTCACTTGTCTCCGTCCTGGAGTCCTGTTGACCACTTGAGTAAAACGCCGATACGGTTTAGAAGCCGTATAGCGTCAAGCTGGGTGCCTGCGCGTCTTAGCGCAGGTTAAATCTTTTCTCCAAGAAGAGAAAAGTCAGAGATGGCATATATGGTGTCGGCCCGGGATTCCTAACTTCTTACTGTTAGTTCACCTGGTCCTTCTTTCGTTTCCTATAAGGAAGCGAATGGTTTCCCACAGATTGTGGTAGACCACACCATGCTTAAGTACTGCAC